TTATCGTGGAGGAGCTGTGCTGACTCAGATCCAGCGGGATGCTCTGCTCAAGCCCATCCAGACGACCCGGGTGCAACAGACCCAGGGCAACGCCTACCTGGAGGCCTGGGACGTCATAGCGTTTCTCACCCACATCTTTGGTTTTGAGGGTTGGGACAAGGAGATCATCCACTTGGGGCCCATCTTTGAGACCGAGACGCCAGGCGTGGGCGACAACAAGTCACGGTGGACGGTCGGATACCGCTGCGATATGCGCCTCACCATCCGTGACCCCCAAGGCCACGTCGTCACCGTAAAGGACGATGCCTCGACGGGCGACGCCATCAATCAGCCGAGCCGATCTGACGCCCACGATCTGGCCATGAAGTCGGCTGTCTCAGGGGCGCTCAAGCGCTGCGCCAAGGACCTCGGCGACCAGTTTGGGCTCAGCCTCTACAACGGAGGGTCGAAGGACTCCTGCCTCGGCCGAGTGGTCATCTACGAGGGCACAACGAACGCCAGCCCAGAAGCGCCAGCCTCGCCCTGGTGGAACGACTCCTGTCCGACTAGCTGCCGTTGATGCGCCGGTTGGCGTAGGCGCTGAAATTGGCGTTCACCTGCTCGACGGCCCGCACGGCGGCGGCCGGGTTGTGGAACCAGGTACCCCACTCGCTGTTGGCGATGGCCTCGGTGACCTCACAGGCGCAGTCCCCCTTGGCAAAGGCCGCCATGACGGCCGGGTAGCCGTCACCGTTGAACGACAGCGTCATCTTGTAGGCGTCGATCGCCTCGGCCACGCTCGTGTAGTTCTGGACGTGAGCAGAATTCCCCTTGAGCGGCCACGACCCGGGCATGGGCTGCGTGTCGTCCAGCGGATTGCACAGCGCCGGCGACCCTTCGAAGGTGGCCCAGGTGACGATGGCCAGTTCGTTCTGCTTGGTGAAAGCGATGCGCTGCGGACCGAAGGCCAATGCCATCAGGCTGGCGAATTCACCGTAGGTCGTCACAATTGACGATGGTACGACAAAAGCCCCCCGGAGGGGGCTCTCGTCGGTGTACGTCGGCTGCGAGGGTGGATTCAGTCTAGCGACGGATCCTTCATCAGTAGATAAGTGACGAACATCCCTACTCCGTATCCGAACAACATGCAGCCCACACCCCAGGCAGCCAGGGTCACCGCACCCGCTCCAGGGGCTCAGACCACCGTGAGAGGCGCCTGGCGTCCTTCCTGGCCCCGATCTGGAACATCCTGGCCAGTAGAGCGCACAGGGCCAGAGCGGGCACCCAGAGCCACACGGGAGGGCTCGGAGCGTAGGCCAGGGCGGTGAGCGTCATCCCCACGGCGGCGGTCATGGTCAGGCCGGTGATCACAGGATGTCCCGGCGGTCGGCCAGCTCGTCCTCGTCGACGTGCTCGAAGCCCTCTTCCTCGCCTGTGAAGGTGAACAGGGCGTTCGACTCGGCCAGCGTCATCGCCTGGAAGTCCCCAGGCACCGGCCTGCTCTCGTCCAGGGTCTTGCGCAGGTAGCGGGCCGCCTCCCGCCAGGTTCTGGCCGTGGCGTCGCAACCGGTCCGGTAGACCCCAAACTTAGGGTCTTGGAGTCGTGGCTTGGCAGCAGCCTGATCGGCCCATTTGTCGAAGAGCTGGGCCAGGATCTCGCAGCCGGCCTCCAGGCTGATCGCAGGTTCTGTGGTCATGTCCGGTTCCTTTCGTCGGGGTTCCTCTGTCCATTGTCAAGGTTCCTTGCGGCAGTGTCAAGCCTCTAGTGAGTGGAACGCCGATGAAACCCGCAACCAGGTAGTGGTTGACTCTTGCCTTTGATCTTGTCTGTGACTCCAGAGCAATCCACCGACGTGCTGCACTGCACCGGCGTACCGCACCTGCCTTGACGGCAACCCGGAGCGAAGCGGAGGGGCGGCAGGGCTGTTGACCTTGACTCTGCTCGCATCGTGACAATCGATCGTTGTCGTTGTCGTGTGCACCGCACAGGCCCTGTCGTGTGGGTGGGGGGGGCCGGGGTCCTCGCAAGGTCCGTCGAGATCAACCGGGGGTTCCGGTGTTGCCACCCCATAAGCCCTGGTCAGGGGGCCTTTTTGGCCCTCTCAGGCCTGTGGATAAGGCTGTTGAAGCTTCAACACCCGACCTCAGGAATTTTTACCTGCGTATCGGGAGAGAACCATCACTGGTCGGTGAGTTGGCTCTCCCCGATCATCCTCGACCATTTTCTGGCCCGCATCTTCACCGCTTGTGAACGCAAGGGTATGGCTCCGCCTTGCGTCTATCGCCGGAGCCCGTCCCGGCACGTTCGCTCCCGAGCGCTCAAGGGCTGCTGCCCTGCGACGGGGGACGTACCGGTGGGCTAGGCGGTCTACTCCAGGTTGCCCGCTGGAGGAGTGGGGGTCTCGAGATGGCACCGCACCGAAGGGGACTGCGGACCCGGCCCGGGTCCTGCCGCCTCCGGCCTGTGCTTCGGGCCTACCAGCGGGTCCTCACGGGACCGGATTCGGTCGTAGCATGAAAGAAACCTTGCACCCACCGGGGGTGGCGTGTCAAGATGCAATCGGTCGTAGCAGACCAGAATTGCCCGTCTTCACTCCGTCACGGGTGCGGGCTTTGGAGTAGACCCCCTTCGGGGGGTCGCTCCGACGTCTAGGCTTCCGTCGTGGCCAACGGGACCTTCACGGTGCAGGGGCTCCAGACGGGGCTGCCGAACCAGGGCCAGAACCGGCTGGGGCCGTTCACCTTCAGCTTCACCGCTACCGAGTGGGACACCGTGGTGGGACTCTCGAGCGGGTCGAACACCGTCACCGTGCCCCCCGGCGCCGGCGGCGTGTGGGTCATCCCCCCCTCGGGCGGCACCGTCACCCTGCAGCTCGGGTCCCTCGGCTACATCAACCCCCGCACGCCCACCTACTGGTGTTTCGACACCATCACCCCGAACGTGCCCGCCACCTTCACCATCACCGCCGGGGGTTCGGTGTCCGTCGGCATCCGTTTCACCTGACGTAGGATCCGGCCATGACCTGGCAGACCGTCGTGCTCCATGTGACCATCGCTCTGGCCGCCATCGCCGCCGTGAGCGTGCTCGCCATCGAGAACATCCTGCCCGGCACCGACGTGCAGACCATCCTGGTGGCCATCCTGGTGGGCTCGGGGGTCATCGCCGGGAACGTGCTCGGCGGTACCACCACGACCACCACCGGGACGACGGGCACCAAGTCGGTCACCACCGGCGCCCAGAAGTGAGCCCCCGCAAGCACCCGATCGAGCGGCTGGCCGAGGAGACGCTTCGCAGCGAGCGGCTGAAATTGAAGGGCGACATCCTGAGCGAGCTCGACCATCTGCTGCGGGAGATCCGCCACATCCTCGTCCTAATCCTCCGTTTGTTCCGGGGTCCCGCTACCATTGTCTTCACCCCTCTCGACAGCACAGGAGAACCCATGACCGTCCCGCCCACCCCCACCGAGGTCTCCATCTCCATCACCGGGACCGACTCTTCTGTCGTCGGCGTGTCCGTCGGTGACGCCAGCGGCACCATCATCCCCGGCGACTCCTTCGACCCCGGCGCCACCATCACCGTGGCCGACGGGACCGTGTGCGCCGCTGCGCTGTCGGCCGACCAGACCACCATCACCGTCACCGGCCTGAATGTGGACGGTTCCACCACCATCGAGATGCAGGCCAACGTGAACGGCGTGGCCCTCACCGACTTCGGCGGCCCGCTGGTCGTCAACACCACCGCCTCGGCCTCGTCCGCCGCCACGGTCGTCTTCACGCCGCAGGCGTAATGGGCGAGCCCGTCACCACCGCCGCCGGCGGTGTGGCCGTCGAGCAGACGGTGGAGTCCGTGCCCGCCGGTTGGGCCACCGATCCACCCGTGGCCACCGCCGTCATCCCCCGTGACGGCTTCCACGACCGCCGTGAGGTCGACGCCGCCGTGTCGGCCGGGCAGCCCACCCTGGCGGGCTATCCGCTTCACCCCGCCGCCCTCTCGTTCCTGGTGGAGACCAAGCGCTCCATCGCCGGGATCCGCTCCTGGTGCGACTGGGCCGAGACCCAGATCGCCAAGGCCGAAGCCATCGGAGGTGGGTGAATGAGAATCGGGCTGCTGTGCCTTCTGGCCGCCGCCGTCATCTTCGCCCTGGAGTTCTTCACCACGGCGCTCGACGGCACCTACCTCTACTGCGGTCTCATGCTCATGGCCATCGGGCTCGCCCTGGGCGATGTCGCCGTCCCCATCGGAGTGACGAGGCGGGACCCATAGATCGAGGATCGTCCGGTCCAAGAGCGAATCGAACCCCCGGTCCAGCCCCGGGGGTTCTTCGTCAAGGGGTCTTGACTAGCGGGCCGAGAGGTGCAAGGATCCTTGCATGGCCGAAACCGTTGTCGACTGGCTGGAGCAGATCCGTTCCTGCAACGACATGACCGTCGAGGGCGAGCGGCTGAAGATCCACGCCATTGTGGAGGCCCGCTCCGAGGGCATCGAGTGGACGAAGATCGGCGACGCCATGGGCATGAGCCGACAGGCCGCCCACTACCGCTATGCGAGGTACGTGAATGGGTCGAGATGACGACACCCTGGAAGGTGCTGGTTCAGGCCCTGTCGGAGGCGGCCCTGGCGTTCGCCCGTCAACTGAGTCCTACGTCGACGAATACTTCCCCCCCTCCGAGTACGACTCAGGAAACCTCGCCGGCGCCCGACCCGATGTCGATGATGACGATGATGAGGGAGATGCTGCGGGAGGAGAGACAGGAGACGAGGAGGCTGGTGCTGGGGCTGGTCTATCCGCAGATCTCGACACCGACTTCGCAGAACGGTTCCTCTCCGATACAGGAGACCTCAGACGATCCCTGGCAGGAGTACGACCAGATGGCGCTGTCGCCGGAGCTCGAGGCAGTCACCCGGCGGGAAGCGGAGGAGACAGAAGTGCAACGTTCGCTGAAGGAGCGCGCCGTCTTACAGGGAAGATTGAGGGAGAAACAGCAGGAGTACCTGGATCTGCTGGAGCAGAGCGGTTCCGACCCCGGCCCGTGGCAAGGCGCAAGCGCCGAGGAGTAGACGTGACGGTCACCGGGCAACTGGCCCGGGTCACCACCGTGGCCCGTGGAGGAGTGGCCATCGTGTTCCACGTACCGCCGAGTGAAGCCAGCCATGCTCTAGCGGCGGGCAAGTTCGCCGAGTCGGCCATGAAGATGGAACTCACAATAATCGAGGACGAAGATGTGGACTGAAAAGGATCTGACCTACACCGTGAACGCTCTGCTGCAAGAGGGCGTCCCCGTCGGCATCGTGGCCCGGGTGTTCTCGTTGGACGAAGACCTGGTCGACAAGCAGCGCAAGAAGTTGCGGGTGGAGAAGTACGGCACTGCCGACATGGAGGACTTCCTGGAGCAGATCGAGTGGCAGGCCATCGACGTGGTGAGAAACGTGCTGAAGACGGGCACCACCACCGAGAAGGCCCGCTACACGAACCTGGTGATGTCGGGGAGGATCAGGGCCCGTACCAAGCGGGTGTCGGACTCCGTGAAGGAAGGCCGGGAGCGGTTGACCGAGGAGCTGGAGGCCATGAAGAGTGGCGCGCCCAGCGGGACACCGGAGCAGGAGCGGTCGAGGTTCGTGGTGGTGGCCGGCGAGGCCGAAGGTGGCTGACACCTACCACGTCGCCGAGTGGGTCCACCGTATTCGTGGAGAGCGGGAGCGCCTGAACGAGGCCCGGGAGTGGGCGTACGTCATCGGTTGGACTCCCTGGGACGACCGTGCCATGTCGCCCGGTGTGGCACCGCAGGTCCCGAGACGGGCGTGAAGCCGAGGAGGCAGACGATGGCGGTTTGTGAGGAAGTGTTGCATTACGCCGTGGTGAAGTGTGCCTGTGGTGCCGAGCCACCTGACGCTCTCTCCGATATCGAAGCGTGCAACTGGCTGACTCGGCACATCGCCGGGGAACAGCACAAGGCCAAGCTGCGTCGCCAGGTCGCCGGGCGTGAAAGGGGCGACGATGACTAACGCTGTTTTGGTGCAGAGTCCACCGGTCTGTCCGACCTGTAAGTTGGCGATTCACCCAGCCGATGGCGGCATGTTGATTGTCGGCCCCCTCGGGACATTCACCGGAGGCCATGGACACGTTGTCTGTCCGTGCGGCTGGTGGAGTGAAGTCAAAGACGGAGCCGAGGGGCAACGACTTGCCGAAGACCACGTCCAGTGGCACGTCGACAACTCCGTCCCGATGGCCGGGCGTGAAACTCCACAGGCAGAAGGGAGCGAATAGTCATGGTGATGACTCGACATGAAGGGGGCGAGTGTGGCAAAGGTCCCTACCATGCCCCGCCGTGTGACCCGCCCGAACCGGGAGAGATGATGGCTGACCGTACCAAGACAGCGTTCGTGCTGACACACGCTCTGCAAATCGCCCGGACAGTCGAGGAAGTCGACCGTGAAACTACCGGGGCAGCGGGGAGCGAATGACGGTGAATAAACCCTATGTCATTACGGGCGAGGGAGGCGAAGTTCAGGAGGCCGACACCTGGGAACAGGCCCTGGTTCAGGTCGATGCCGTTGCTGCTCGCCAAGACGAGTTCCAATCGGTGAGCCTGTCCATCGCTCCGGGCTATAAGGGTGATTTGCGTATCACGGTGCCCGCTGGTGAATAAGGGAAAGCAACTGAAAACCAGACGGTTACGGGCGCGGTTGAAGCGCCATGACCGAGGATTGGACAAAGTCAATGGCGTTCAGCAGACACCCAAGGCGATATGGGGTCGGAAGAAGAAACGGCGTCTGGCTCTACCTGAACGTCGCTGTTGTCTGGGTTACACCGAGGTCGAGTGTGCCAGGGTCCCTGTGAGTCGTTGTCTCAGTGACGGTGGCGGGCGTTCTGATGGGCGTGAAACTACCGGAGCGGACAATGCCGATTCTTGAGAGCTATGGCCAGGCTTACCGGACCGATGTCGGCGCTCCCGAGACGGTCCACATCCAGAAGAACGGCGACGACATGGCGCTCTGTGGTCGGGGGCCCGTCCGGTTCATCGGAGAGGTCGAGGCCCCCGATACGGAGGGTTGGAAACGGTGTGGCCAGTGCTGGCGAATCGCCGGACCCGACACCACGTCAATCTGGGAGGCCAGTGAGATATGAGTGAAACTACCGGAGCAGAGGAGGGCTGATGCAGCGCGATAAGTACCGGCGAGGTCGGCACGAATACCTCCTGGGCGTCGGCTCTGGTGGAGGTCCGTGAAACTGAGGAGGTGGAGTAGTGAGTGGATTTATGACCCAGACAAGGTGTGAGGTCTGCGGCGAACCGTTGGTGTACGAGCCCAACCCAGCGGGCTATCCGTACTGGCGGCACCTTGTTACTGAGCCCGGGGACCGCCACCAAGCCGTCGTACCGATGGTCTGGACGGACGGGCAACGTGAAAGGAGCACAGATGGATAGTGCGAACGAGCGGTATAGGGCTGCGGCTCACGCCATGCAGAGTGGTGTGAAGTTGAAGATGACCCGAGAGGGTGTGGGCGACCCGGACGAGGGTTATGTGCCTCGGGGCGAGTGCTCACCCAAGCACCTCCGTGTGGGCATCAACAGTGCCATGAGCGACCACGGTGCTTTGGCTCGTCTCCTCATCGACAAGGGCGTCTTCACCGAGGAGGAGTACACCGAGGCCATCGCTGATGGCATGGAGCGGGAGGTGCAGTTCTATCGGACGGAGCTGAACCTGCCCGACAACGTGCATCTCGGATGAGCACCACCAGCGACCGCAGCGACCCACGACTAACCCACGGGGTTGACAAGGAACCGACCGAGATGGCCGAGGTCTACCTGGTCCTCTCCGACGAGGAGCGTCGTAGGGGCTTCGTGCGGCCAGTCAGGCGCAGCTACGTCCACACGGTGTGTGGGGTGTCCACGAGGATGGCCGAGGCCCTGGCGGAGACCTACGCCCGCGACCCGAGCTTCTATGGGGCTACCTGGTGTGTCCAGTGCAAGATGCACCGCCCTGTCGGTGCTGACGGTGAGTTCGTCTGGGAAGACAGGTCGAAGGTGGGGACATGAGAAGCCCCTGCCAACACGTCCCAAACGGACTGGGAGCCCGCGACGAGTGGGGACGCATGGTCTGTGGTCGCTGCGGGCTCCCATATGTGCCCGTTTCCGATTCGCACTGTTCGCAACAGCGCACCTCGCACGATACCAGCGTGGTCGTCCCAGAAACTCACGATGCCTAACCTCAGTTTGTGGCCTCTGCTCGAGCAGCTCACGATCAAGACGAAGGAGAACCGTCTGATCAAGCTCGACCGCAACGACCCCTTCGCCTGGGCGCAGCGGGAGTTCGTGCGGGAGATTGAGTGGCAATACAACAACGGCCTTCCCATCCGCATCATCGTGTTGAAGGGCCGCCAGATCGGGTGCTCGACCATCACCGAGGCCGTGCTGTTCCTGTGGTCGTTCCTGTACCCCGGGGCCGGTGCCGTGGTGCTGTCGAAGGAGAAGGACGACTCCGAGTACCTGATGGGGATGACCAAGCGCTACTGGGAGATGAGCGACTTCTCCGAGCTGTACGGCACCAATTACAACTCCAAGAACTACATGGAGTGGGAGAACGGTTCGTGGATCTTCACCGACACGGCCAAGAAGGCCGACCCCGGACGAGGCAAGACCGTGAGCGCCGCCCACTGTTCGGAGTGTGCCTTCTGGCCCGAGGAAGACAAGATCGTCGGGTCCCTCATGGAGGCCATTCCCGACACCCACGGGACCATCTGCGTGCTGGAGTCCACCGCCAACGGCGTGGGCGGGTACTTCCACGACGAGTGGGTGAAGGCCGTGGCCGGGGCTTCCCCCTTCACGCCCATGTTCTTCCCGTGGTGGATGCACGACGAGTACCAGATCAGAGACTCGCATCTGCGCTACCAAGACCTGGACGACGAGGAGCGGCAGTTCCTGGACGAGTACGGGCCGGGTGGACCGAAGAACCAGTACCCCGAGGGTGGCCTGACCATCTCCAAACTGGCCTGGCGCCGCCGCAAGATGTCCACCTACAACGACATGAACGAGTACCGGGCCAACTACCCGATGGACCCCGAGGACGCCTTCCTCTCCACCGGCGTGAACGTCTTCGACCTGGAGCGGTTGAAGCTCTGTTACGAGCCCATGGACGGCCGACAGGGGTCGCTCCAGATCATCGACGGCCGTTTCCAGTGGCTCGACCACCCGAACGGTCACACCTGGATGTACGTGGAGCCCGACCAGCGCAAGCGGCGCCGCTACGTGGTGGCTGTCGACCCCACCTACACCCTGGAGGGAGACCCCGCCTGCATCCAGGTGATGGACCGGGCCTCGATGGAGCAGGTGGCCGTCTGGCACGGTCACGCCGACCCCGAGACCATCGGGGAGATCGCCTGGGCCCTGGCCATGTTCTACGGACCCGAGGCCATCCTGAACACCGAGGTGGAGGGTGGGGGCCAGCGGGTGCTGGAGGTGTGGCGGGACAAGGACTACCCGCACATCTGGATGGACCGCCGGCCCGACCGCCCGAAGAAGCTCACCCAGAGCTACTGCTGGAACACCACCTTCAAGTCGAAGAACTACCTCGTCGGGACCATGCAGGGCTGCGTGAAGCGCCGGGGGGTGCTCATTCACCACCGGGCCACCTTCTACGAGATGACCCGGTGGGTGATCAAGGACGACGGCACCTTCGGCCCCGCCCGGCGCTCGGGCCACGACGACACCGTGATGTCGCTCGGCATCGGCATCGTGACCGTCCAAACCGAGGCGGGCACCATGCCCTGGGGCGCCCTGGCCGCACCGGGGCCGTATCGTGGACCGGGGGAGAAGGTGATCGTCCCCGGCATCGGTGAGCCTGTCGAGATCCCCGGGGTGAACCGCTCCACCAACGATGCCCTGTGGGGATCGGAGGCGATGGTCGGTGTCGACGAAGTCTATTGAGCGGCAGACGGAACTCATCAGTCCCCACTGCCCGGTCTGCCGATTTACCCTCTACACGACCATCATCCCGGGGGCGGTCTACGTCGAGTGCCGACACTGCCCGTATGCTCGGAAGCTATGAAGTTCAGCTACCGCTGCCCGAGATGTGGGGAGGTCGAGGTCGAGGACGTTGCCCAGGACACCGTCCAGTGCCGGTGTGGCCAGACGGCCAAGCGTAACTGGTCGATCCGGGTGGACAAGGCCTCGCTCAAGAGCTATGCCCGTTGGGATCCGGTGGTCGGTCGCTACGTCGAGAACGAGGGCCAGTTCAAGTCGGCTCTGGCCGAGGCCCAGGAGCGGGAGTCGAAGAAGCTCGGGATGGACTGCGTTCTGGCCACCTGCGATTCCCGTGACGGGGAGGCGCTGGGCGAGTTGCACGGCTGGGGGTCCGACGCCCGTGAGGCCGACCTGGAGGCCACCAAGCGGGCCAACCATGACCAGGCGATGGCATGAAGACCTTCCGAGAAGTGATGAGCAACGTAGACGTCCAGCCGGGTGGCTGTTGGATGTGGAAGCGACCGCCGACCGCCCAGGGATATGGGCAGTTGCGCTATGAAGGCCGAAGATGGCTGGCGCACACTGTCGTTTACGAAACTCTTGTCCGACCAGTGCCCAAGGGGATGCAGCTTGATCATCAGTGCCATAACCGAGATCAGGCCTGTCGGGGTGGGCGGACTTGCCCTCATCGACTCTGCGTCAATCCAGCCCACCTAGAACCGGCAACGAATCTGGTCAACACCCGTCGAGGCCGGGCTGGTGCTCACGAAGCCGAGAAGACTGAGTGCCCGGCCGGGCATCCTTACGACGAGGAAAATACGTACTGGTCGAAGGCGACCGGGCGAATGTGTCGTATTTGCCAGCGAGGGCACAAGCGTGCTTACGCCGATCGAAAGCGACAGGGCTGTTGACTTACATTCAAGTAGAGACCCCACCTGCTGTTAGCGAATCGGCGCTTATTGACCGCCTCACACAGATGTATTCGATCTCCAAAGATACCAAGGGGGCCATGAGAACTGAGTGGACTAGAAATTACAAAATCACGAAGAACCGCTCTGCTCCGAACGTTCCCTCCGCTCCGGGCACCCGGGCCAACGAGGTGTTCCCCACCATCGACTCCCGGGTCGGGTGGATGACCGACCAGGAGATCCAGTTCACGGTCACCCCCGCCAGCGACCCGTTCTCCATGCAGTCGATCCTCTACGACATCCTGGGCGAGCAACTCCAGTCGGTGATGAACAGCATCCTGCGCACCGATGGGTGGTACTCCGAGATCGTGCAGATGCTGTGGGACTCGGCCATGTTCGGCCCCGGATTCCTGAAGGTGGTTTGGGACGCCGGCCTCGCCGGCGGCCTCGGGAACGTGGCGCTCAAGCGGGTGAGCCCCTGGTGCCTCTACGTCGACCCCTTCGCCACCGACATGGAGGACGCCAACTGGATCATCGAGGTACACACCATGACGGCGGCCGATATGGAGAGGCGCTACCCGCAACTCTCCCGGGCCCTCATCGCCGACGCCGTCCGATCCGGTGACCAGTCGGCCGACCACATCCCCCCGTCGCAGTTCACGGGTCGCCAGAAGCAGACCGGCGTGGGTCGCCTCGACCCGGTCGGGTCCGGGCCCACCGTCCCGCCGACGACATGGGGAGCACAGGGCGGGGCCAGGCAACACCGGGGCTACGTGAGCCGGGAAGGGGTGAGCGTGTATGAGTGCTGGATCAAGGAGAACTATGCGGAGGAAGTCGACGGTCCCGGCGAGTACCACACAGCCGTCGTGGATCAATGGCGGGTGGTCGTTCACTCTGGCGGGCGAGTCCTACTGGACGAGATCGCTGAGAACCTGTTTGGAACTGATCGCCATCCTTACGTCCGATACGTCGACGTCGAGACGGGCGAGTTCTGGGGGGACCCGATAGTCCGTGACCTGGCGCCCTGCCAGCAGAACCTGAACACCATCCTGGCCATGACGGTGAACAACATCGTCTACACCGGCAACCCGATGCTGTCCACCACCAAGGGCTCGGGGGCCGACCGCTCGTCGGTCGTCATCGGCCCGGGCCGGATCTTCGACGTGAACCCGTCACCGGGCGGTGGGTCCCAGGACCCCCGGTGGATGCAGCCCCCGCAGATCCCGCAGGCGGCCATGGAGACGATCATGTTCCTGCGGGACGAGATGGAGCGCATCGCCGGGCTCTCGGGCTCCCAGAAGGGCGAGATGCAGTCGGGCCGGGCCACCGACAAGCAGGTGCAGGCCACCCAGGAGGCCGGGTTCATCCGTATCCGCTCGGCGCTCCGTAACCTGGAAGAGACGCTGAGGAAGGCGGGGGAGCTCGTCGCCAACCTCATCATCCTCTACTACGACACCCCCCGGTTCGTGGCCATCGTGGGCCAGGAAGGCGAGAACACCTCCGTGCGCCTGGCCGGCCAGCATTTCATGGTCCCCACCCTGGACACCGAGACGAAGAAATATCGGCCCGTCCCCATGCGCTTCGTCCTCACCGTGAACTCGGGATCGGCCAAGCCCACGTCCCGGGCCGCCCGGGTGTCCGAGGCCTTCAAGCTCAAGCAGCTCGGGGTGGTCGACAACCTGTACGTGCTCCAGGCCTGCCAGGTCTCCCACGCCCAGACGATCATGGAGCGCCAGCAGCAACAGGAGCAGAAGCAGCTCGAGATGGCGGCGGCCGCCGCCCAGGCAGGTGCCGCCAAGAAGGACAACCGCAGCCCTCGGCCTCATTCCGACCAACCCCGCCCGCAGTGAGGTAGCGTTTCGGCATGAGAGAAGCACGGACGCATCGCTCCAACATGAGCCCGGAGATGTCCACCGAGAACGTCGGCCACATTCTCCCGCAGGCGTGGAGCGTCACCGCCGTGGAGGGACGCAAGGGGCGGGCCGCCTACCGGGAGCCCTCGGAGTTCACCATGGGCCCGAACGAGGACGTCGGGGTGGGCGTGTGCGGGGACATGATCATGCCCGAGGACGACGATGCCTGAGCGCCCCAACCTGCCTCTCGGAGACTTCCGCCGCCGAGTGGAGGAGTCCTCGGAACTGCACAAGTCGACCGTCGGTCCCCGTGATGAGGTCCGCCCCGACGGGCACCTGCGCATCCACACCAACGGGTTCGACCCCGACGAGCGGGAACGTATCGTGGCCGAAGAGGCGGCCCGCCTGCGAAATGCCGTTCAAGAGTGAGAAGCAGCGGCGTTTCCTGTGGGCCGAACACCCCAACATCGCTCACGCCTGGGCGCACGGCAAGTCGTCGGTCACCGGCAAGCGTGAGTCGGCCAGCCGACAGGGCAAGCGCAAGAGTCGCCGCAAGAGTCGCAGTTCATCTAGGTCAGGACGGAGGTGATTGCCGTGGACAAGATCGAAGCCGGTCGCGCCCGTAAGGGACGCCACAAGGGGCGGAAGGGGCGTCACGGGCGGTAACCCGCCTCCACCATCCGAACCACCAGAAGAAGGGGCTCCTCCGTTGGGCCCCTTCTTCGCGCTACGATCCCCGCCAGACGACCGAGGAGGTCACCATGGCCGATCAGAATCAGGTCCGCCCCAACTACGGAGCGCACCCGAGGGGCAAGGCGAACATCATGCGCCAAGGGCAAACTGAGAATGATGCGTACGGACAAGATCCTGGAGCCACGGGCAACATCGGTCCGGTGAAGGACAATTCGAACCTGGGCGCCGGCGCCTGATCCATGGCGGGGTCGACCAAGCAGCAGGGCCCGTCGAACATCAACGAGGCCCTCGACAACGTGGCCATGGCCGTCACGGCTGCCATGCTGACCCCCGAGGCCATGCGCCCCGACATCCACGAGATGCTGATGAACCTCCAGAAGGCCACCCTCGGAGCCAAGGCCACGGCCAGCGGCCAGGGCAAGCCCCCGGCCCAGCCCCAGCAGGCCCCCGGCGGCCAACCCCCCGCCATGCAGGGTGGAGGTACTAACCTTCGCCAATTGATGGGCGGGCAACCTTCGGGACCTTCAGCGGGAATGGGCGGTGGGCCCACCTCGACCGGCATGTCGGCCGAGGACATGCGCTCCTCGATGGCTGACCAGGCGTCGTAATGCCCTCGATCCGCTCCATGTTCCTGCCCCCCGAGGCGGACAACCCCGACTTCAATCTCGATGACTTCTTGCGCGAGGCCGACGAGGCAGCCACCGGGAGTCCAGCCCGGCAGTACGCCCTCGGCGGCAACCCGCCTGCGGCCGAGGGAGACCTCCTTCCTCCCACGGCCGACCCCGTCCCGTCAGGGGAAGCGGGCGACGGAGACCTCGACGCCGGGGATGAGCCCGTCTCCGCCCCGGTTGTCGAGCCTCCGCAGTTCGCCCCGCCCTCTGACCCCCTCCTGAACCTCCCGCCCGAGCGCCGGGCCAGCCTTCTCGCCCTCGACCAGATCATGTCGACCACGCCGGGGGCGGTCGACCGGGTGTACGAGGCGCTGCGCAAGCCTGAGCCCCCGAGGCCCGAGCCGAAGATCCCCGAGCACGTCGACCCCGAGTCGATGGAAGCGCAGCTGTGGCAGCAGAACCAGGAGATCCTGCGCCGGATGGACGAGCAGGAGCGCACCCAGCGGGAGACGCAGCAGCAGACGGCCGAGCAGACCCGTCTCCAGACCGCCGCCGGCCAGGCCGTGGCCAACTTCCGCACCCGGCACCCCGACCTCGGCGACGACGACCTCACTACCATGGCGGGCTACGCCAGCCAGGCGGGCTTCGCCGACGCCTTCGTCCGCCGACCGGGCGTGGACCCGGTGGCGGGCTACGAAGAGGCCCTCGAATACACCCTGTGGAAGAACTCATCTCGGGCATATCAGCCCGCTCCTACTCCACCAGTGACCGGACCCCCTCCCCAGAACCAGGAGAACAAGCGTGTCCTGCACGCCCTCTCTACCGGAGCAGTTCCCGTGGCCGGGCCCCCGCCCGCCCGGGCGCCGCTGGAGACCCGAGGAGACGGTCGTTTCACCCCTGAGTCCCGGGGGCTACTGGTAGATCAACTGGCAGCCGATCTTCGCAACAGCGGCTACAAGTGAGTAGGAGACCATGGTCACACCCACAGGAGTAGACACAATCACGTCGATCTCTCGACGGGTGATCCGCGAGGAGGCGACCGACGTCTTCTATCTCGGTTCCCCCTTCACCTACCGGCTGTTCCGCCAGAACCGGGTGGTGCGACGGGGCGGGCTCCACATCGAGAGCCGCTTCATCTACCAGGGCTGGTCGACCGGCGGGGCCTTCTACGGTCCCGAGGTGCTGAACGTCGAGCCCTCCGACAACGAGATCTCGGGAGCCTGGGACTGGAAGGAGTACTACTCCAACGTCACCCTGGATCAGCGCTCGCTCATCCGGGCCGACTCCGAGTACGCCGTGGCCAACTACGTCGTGGAGCAGTGCGAGTTGGCCAAGATGGACATGCAGGACAAGATCGCCTACGGCATCTGGTCCGACGGGTCGAACTACAAGGCCCTCGACGGCATGTTCGACATCGTGGACGACGGCAGCCACGGTGGCCAGTCCACCTACGCCGGGCTGTCTCGGTCGTCGTACCCGTTCCTGAAGGCCAATGTGGACGCCGCCACCACGACGCTGGGCATGAACGCCATGAACAGCCTCTGGGACCTGTCGTCCAAGGGGGCCAGGGCTCCGACGCTCACCGTCGGCACCCGGGCCAACCTGACCCGGTACGAGAACCTCCTCCAGGCGCAGGTGCAATACACGCAGCCGACGTCGGTGGTCGACCAGACCTTCGCCAACGGAGGCTTCTCCGGTGGCTGGTACCGCAACCAGCCCTTCCTGGTGGACGAGCACATCAACCCCACCGGGACCGAAGGCCTGCTGTTCTTCCTGAACGAGAACTACTTCGAGCTCGTCGTCAACCAGAACGGCGACTTCGAGGTCGGGGACTTCCAGCAGCCGACGAACCAGTTCGTCATCGTGTCCCTCATCTACTTCGCCGGGGCCCTGGTCAACACGAACCCGCAGACCAACGGCAAGTTCACCGTCCTGGCGGCGTAAGGAGTCATCGTGCCTATCGGAGCTGCATACAACGTCCTCGCTCAGAACAACGAACAGCCGTATTGGCAGGCGTTGTGGGAGCCCATCGCCCTGAACCCCGCTTCGGTAGCCGCTCTGACCTTCCCGGCGGCGGCCGGGGCGGGAGCCCTCGTGCCCGGGGCCCTGATGATGTACGGCCTCACCGGCACACCCGCCGGTGTCGGTTCGTACCCACCGCTGGGCCCGACCACGGCCAACCCCGGTGGTGACTCGGGCGGCTCGGGCAACCCGACGTTCCCGTACAACTGGACCGTGCAGTACGTGGACCTGTCGTCCACGACCTCGACCACCTACCTGGCCGGGGTGGCGCTCGGATTCGGCACCAGCGGGCCGGCCACGCCGCAGAACGCCACCAACCCGGCGAACACGTCGGTGTCGTCCACCCAGGCGTCGCAGATCTGCCAGGTGGGCAAGCGGGGCATCATGCAGGTGCTGGTGGACAACACCACCACGGTCGGCCACACGCTCATCTGCTCGACGACCTCCGGTCACACCGGACAGGCGTCGGACTCGGGCGGCGCCACCCGCACCTACGGAACCACCATCGGCGTGGCCCTCCAGGCGGTCACGATCTCGGCCGGCCCGCTTCTGTGCTGGGCCCACATCAACATGCCGTAATGCCGGGCCCGACGCAGGGGAACAACCCCACCGGAGTCACCGAGGGCGAGCTTTGGCGCAACCTCATCATGGACTTGGGCTACACGGGCGGCGGGTCCACGGCGACCACCGGCCTCGGTGGGCTGGGCTCCATCGACATCAGCGAGATGGGGACGATCATCGCCCAACTCGATCAGGCCCTGTTCCAGTTCAGGGCGGCCGGTGCGGGATATGCCGGGATCACCGCACCGACTGGAACGTTGTCGGCTACCGCTCTGCGCCAGGAGCTGACGGTTGCCGCCATGGCCTTCCCTGGAACGGGGGTGCTGCAACTGGTTCAGACGCATGTCCCCATCAACACCAAGATCTCCAACTTCAACTTCCTGGCGGGGACCACCGGTGACGCCGGGCCGACACACCAGTGGATGGCCCTCTACGACAACGCCCGCAACCTGCTTGCCATCTCGGCCGACGCCACCTCGACCGCCATCACGGCGTCGGTGGTGGCCACCTACCCGGTGGCCAACATCAACAACAACCCGGGCGCCCCGGCGTCGGGGTCAGCGGCGGCAGCCACCTCGTTCACCACCTACTACACGGGGCGCTACTACATCGGCCTGATGATCGCCACGGGGAACGCACCCACCTTCACCGCCTCGGCCGCCGTCGTGGCGGCCAACACGGTGGTACCCATCAACTCCGGCGCCTCGACGGGCAGCCTAACCACACCGACGGCCATCCCGGCCGTGGCCGGGGCCATCACGGCGAGTGCCGACGTCCCCTACTTCTACCTGACGTAAGGTTGCCCATGCCCTCCAAGGATTTCTCCCCCAAGGCAGGCCCTCTCCCCGGACCGCAGTTCGCCCCTCCGCCGCACCCGATGGTCGACGTGACGAGGATGCCCAGGCCGGGTGACGCCCAGCCCGAGGACCGCCACGTCACCACTAGCGTCCGCAAGGACAAGCCGTTCCTGATGGACGACGATTTCCTGTGGGTGACGAACATCGACTCCATGCCCATCGAGTTCGGCTGGGCCAAGAAGCGCTGGATCCTCGCCCCGGGCGAGGCCAAGGCCGTCATCTTCCAGGCCGTGGTGAACAAGCTGGGGGACCCACGGGCGGTGGACGGCGAGCAGATCCGCTTCGACGACGGCCAGGGCGGCCGAGGGATCGTGCTGGAGCGCTACACCGAACTGAAGCGCCTCTTCGCCCTGTACGGCGTGCAGATGGAGACCCTCAAGGACTTCACCATCGCCGAGGGGCCGAGGAAGGGCGAGAACATCAAGGGTCTCACCTCCCTCGCCCCCAAGTGCCAGATCACCACCCTGGAGGGCTACCCCATCCAGTTCCCCGCCTACGACCCCGAGATGATGGCCTTCCCCCTCGTCTCCACCAAGGCGAATTCAGTCACCTCCGACGTGAGCCGGGCCCTGGACGAGCTCCAGGCCGAGAACACCGACAAGGAGCGCCGGATCTCCGAGCTCGAGGCCCGCATCGACAGGATCCTTCAGGCCCAACAGGGCATCGAAGACTGAACCGCTCACAGGCGCTAGGTCATGCCTGACGCCCGCGAGCCGCCCATGAAGTGGGAGAGGTGGACCGACTTCCGCCCCGGCATCATCTCCCAGGCCCGCTTCTCCTCCGGCTCCTCTGAGACCGCCGCCCCCGTCCCCTTCCTGGCCGGCGCCGGCAGCCAACCGGCCGCTGCCCAGCCTGACGGCACCTATGGCTGCATAGCGCTGGCCAACGGGGGCCTGGCGCCCATGCCGGGGCCGGTGGGGACGGTCACCGGGCCGTCGGCCGCCTTCCAGGACGGCTTCAACAACTACATCACCGGGGTCCTGGTCTACGGCCCTATCGGCACAGCGTCGGGCCAGGGCGACGAGTTGCTCTACTGCATCGACTCGATCAACGGCTCCAACAACCGCCTCCAGGCCATCTGCGCCACCCAGACGGCGGGGGCCTGGAACCGGGTCCTCGTCTCCAAGGGCCCGACGAGCACTTCCAACTTCCTCGGGGTGGTCGCTCCTTTCACGGCCGGGATGACGATGGTGAACGCCTCCGACCCCACCGGGGCGGCCACCGGGACCGCCGTCGTGGCCATGACGACCCAGTTCGTCGACAACGCCGGGTCCCCCACCTACCTCGGGATCTACCCCGACCCGACCAACCCCGGCGGCACGGCCACCCCCAAGGATTACTCGGCCGATCTTCCGGCAGGCCCTGGCTTCGTGCTGCTCTGCCACCAGAACCGCATCATCCTGCTCCAGGGAAACTCCTATCCCTGGACGGTCTCGACGGCCAGCCTCGGTGGGCCCTACGACCAGTGGTTCTACACCGACCCCCCGAACACGGTCCCGGGCAACGGTGCCGGCGACTCCCTGGCTCAGGACGTGGTGTTCGTGCAGGAGTGGCCGGTGGGGGCAGGGGCGTGGGGCTCCATCTCGGCCAGTGAGCTCTTCATCGTGAAGGGCCGTGGCGGTGGCTACATCGTGTCCGGCGACCTGAACTTCCCGACCGTCACCTGGTTGGGCGGCGTCCAACCCACCCTCGGGGCCAGTATCGGCCTGGCCGCCTCCACGCCTATCGGGTACGCCTACCTGTCGCTCGACAACGGGT